GGTGTTACAAGCGCCATTCAGACACAAATAGACACAAAAGCCTCTACTGCCTTTGCTATTGCTCAAGCCGTTGCTCTTGGATAACACACTATTTTTATTATAAATAGTAGTAAACACTTATAAGGGTTAATAATGGCAACACCAGCTACAAGAGAACAATTAAAACAATACGCTTTAAGAACACTAGGAAAGCCTGTCATTGAAATAAATGTAGATGACGACCAACTAGAAGATAGAATTGATGAGGCGTTACAGTATTTTGCTCAATACCACTATGATGGTATTCGTAGAACATATTTAAAATATCAATACACTCAAGCTGATAAAGATAGAATTACATCAACTGCTTCAGAAACGGCCACTAAAAATTCTGTTTCTACAAGTTGGGTTGAAGACAAAAACTATCTTGTTGTTCCAGAATCAGTTATTTCAGTTATTAACATATTTCCTTTTTCGGATAAGGGTAATCTAAACTTATTTGATGTAAGATACCAATTAAGATTAAATGACCTTTATGATTTTTCTTCAACATCAATTATTAACTATGATGTTGTATTAAGACATTTAGATTTTTTAGATCACGTATTAGTAGGTGAAAAACCATTAAGATTTAATCAACACGATAACAGATTATATATTGATATGGACTGGTCAAATGATTTACAAGTTGGTGAATATTTGGTTATAGAAGCTTATCGTAAATTAGACCCTACAGTTTATACAGATGTTTATAATGACATTTACTTAAAAAGATATGTAACAGCACTATTTAAAAAACAATGGGGAGCAAATCTTAGCAAGTTTAATGGTGTAACAATGCTAGGCGGTGTTTCATTAAATGGTCAACAAATATTTTCAGAAGCTTTACAAGATATTGAAAAATTAGAGCAAGAGATTAGAAGTTCGTATGAATTAAACCCAGCTATGATGATAGGATAATGATATGTCAGTTAACCATTACTTTCAAGGTGGCAACGGTATCGGGAATACCAACGAAAAAAGATTATACGAAGATTTAATTATTGAAGGCCTAAAGATATACGGTAAAGACGTATATTATCTACCACGAACATTAGTAAATAGAGATTTAATACTTGGCGAAGATTCGTTAAGTAGGTTTGATGATTCATATTTAATTGAAATGTATATGGAAACAACTGAAGGCTTCGCTGGCGAACAAGAGATTATTAATAAGTTTGGTTTAGAAATTAGAGAAGATACAACCTTTATGTTGGCAAAAAGAAGATGGCAGGATGCCGTTGATAGTCAACACACATTAATAAAAGACGGAAGACCAAATGAAGGCGATATAATTTATATGCCTTTAATGAATAGTTTTTTTGAGATACAATTTGTAGAAGATCAGGAACCTTTCTTTCAATTAGGAAATTTACCAGTTTATAAACTAAAATGTACTCGTTGGGAATATTCTGGTGAACAAATTAATACAGGTGTTGATGACATTGATAGTGCTGAAGATCAATATTCTACAGATACTTTACAAAATCAATTTTTATTAGAAAATGGCACAGGTTCACTACAATTAGAAACTGAAAGTGTTAACGGTGATAGGTTTTATTTTATCAATGAAGATCACAATTTCAACGTTCAAACTCAATCAACTTATTCAGATAATTTAGATTTGGATAGTGAGGCAGGTTTTGATACAGCCTCAACAGCTGATGACATATTAGATTTTACCGAAAGAAATCCTTTTGGTGAAGTTGATGAAGGAGAATATTAATGTTCGGAACATATTTTTATAATGAATCAATGAGAAGAATGACCATAGCTTTTGGTCAACTTTTCAATAAGATTAAAGTTAAAAGAAAAGATAGTGAGGGTGACATAGTACAATCAATGGCCGTGCCTTTAGCATATGCTCCAAAAGAAAAATTTTTAGTTAGATTAGATCAACAACCTAATTTAAATGAAAGAGAAATGGCGATCACATTACCTCGTATGTCATTTGAAATATCAGGTATCACATATGACCCTAGTAGAAAATTAAATCGTATTCAAAAATTTAAAACAGTTAAAGCTGGTGAAGATGGCAAGGTTATGACATATAATTATATGCCTGTGCCTTACAATATATCATATAATTTAAATGTATATACAGCAACAGCTGAAGCAGGTTTACAAATAGTGGAACAAATATTACCTTTCTTTCAACCTGACTATACTGTTACAGTAAATGCTATACCTAGTATGAACATCAAAAGAGATGTACCTATTGTTTTAAATAGCGTAAATTATGATGATAGTTATAGCGGTGATTTTACATCTCGTAGAGCTGTTATATATACTTTAGGGTTTACTGCTAAAACTTATTTGTTTGGACCAGCAACAACTCAAAATGTTGTTAAAGAAGTTCAAACAGATTTACATACAAATTCAACTGGAGAGGAAAGTAGAGAGGTGAGAATAACTATTACTCCAAACCCTACCTCATCTGACGCTGATGACGACTTTGGATTTACTACAACAATAACTGATTTTAATGATGGTAAAACTTATAACCCAACTACTGATAGTGATGAATAATTATGAGCAAACTCGAAGACAAAGTTAATGAGATACTAGGTATCGAAACTAAAGAACCCACACAAACTAAAGAATATAAGCCTTTAGTACCTCGTAAAGAAGAAAAAGATAAAGGTGATATTGAAAACGATCACAAATACAGTAGAGAAAATTACTATAATCTCATAGAAAGAGGCCAAGAGGCTATAGAAGGTATACTTGATGTTGCCAGAGAAGGACAACATCCAAGAGCCTACGAAGTTGCTGGTGCCTTAATTAAAAATGTGGCTGATACTGTAGATAAACTACAAGACTTAAATAAAAAACTAAAAGACCTTAAAGAAGTACCAAAAACAGCCAATCAAAATATTAAAAATGCCTTATTTGTAGGCTCAACGGCTGAATTACAAAAGATGTTAAAAAAAGATGAAACTACTGAAAGCAAAAACATCACACCCGAAAAAAACGATACTGAAGATAAGTGATTTAGTTTATAATAAACATTACGAAAAATATAAAACTAAATTAGATCAAGGTGTTGATATGATAACTGATATAATGGAAAATCCAATAGAAGTAATTAAACATAAAATAATATCTACTCCAAGATTTGGTGCTTTAGGTGTAAGATATAAAGAAAAAGAATTTAGTGTATATAAAGGCAGTCAAAGAGTAACAAGAGCTTTACAATTAGGTTATACACACATAGAGGCAATAATTAATGAGTAATGATGCATATTTGGGTAACCCCAATCTTAAAAAGGTAAACACACCTGTTGAATTTACACAAGAACAAATTGTTGAATATCAAAAGTGTGCCAATGATCCTCTATATTTTATGGAAAATTATATTCGTATTGTTTCACTTGACGAAGGACTTGTTCCTTTTAAAATGTATGACTTTCAAAAAAAGATAGTTGATACAATTCATAACAATAGATTTACAATATGTAAACTACCAAGGCAGTCAGGTAAATCAACTACAACTATTTCTTATCTATTACACTATGCCTTATTTAATCCTAATTCAAACATAGCCTTACTTGCCAACAAATCATCTACTGCTAGAGATATATTAAGTAGATTACAACTCGCTTATGAAAACTTACCAAAGTGGATGCAACAAGGTGTTATTAACTGGAACAAAGGTAATATTGAATTAGAAAACAAATCAACGATTGTTGCCGCCGCTACTTCTTCAAGCGCCATTCGGGGTGGTTCATATAACATAATATTCCTTGATGAGTTTGCTTTCGTACCAACAAATATTGCCGAATCTTTTTTTAGTTCGGTTTATCCTACAATTTCATCTGGTAAAAATACAAAGATGATTATAGTATCAACACCTTATGGTATGAATCAGTTTTACAAATTATGGACAGACGCTGAAAACAAAAGAAACGATTACATACCAATTGAAGTACATTGGTCGGAAGTTCCTGGTAGAGATGAGGCCTGGAAAGAACAAACAATTAGAAACACATCACCTGAGCAATTTCAACAAGAGTTTGAATGTGAATTTTTAGGCTCTGTTAATACACTTATAAGTCCTGCTAAAATTAAAAATATGGCTTATATGAATCCTTTAAAGTCTTCAGGTAGTGTA